CAAACATCAAAATCACGTTCACCACCCCGGGCGTCTATGTTATATGGGGGTCCCTCCGGTGGTCGCATGACGGAACGACCAGTCAGGGGTTGGCCATCAAGGTCAACGACAGCGATTATATCGGCTATGTGCGCTCTGACCCAAATGATGGTCTCTGGATGGCGATTGTAACAGCGCTCTGGAAATTCACCGGAGAAGACCCTGACGACTACGTGACCCTGCAGGCAAGACAAGAAACGGGCAGCCCTTTGAACACGACCGATGCTGACAGTTACGCAACAGAATTTGCCGCCCAAAGGATAGGATAAGATATGGGACAAATTGCAATCACAAACCTAGACTACAACATCCCCGGCATTGTGCTGGCTGCCGGTGGCGATGGCGATGTGTTTAAGCGCAGTATCAGCAACGACATACTCACCGTTGACGACGTGAGTGACGCCGCGCTGCAGGCCGCGCTGGACGGCTATGACCATGGACAGTTTGTCGATGACCGTGCGTGGGCCAATGTGCGGGGTAAACGGGACGACCTGCTGCGCGATAGCGACTGGACAGCAGTCACGGACACCGCTCTTGGCGAGGCAGACCAGACCGATTGGGAGGACTACCGGCAAGACCTGCGAGACATCCCGCAGACATACTCCGCGGACGTGGAGAGCGTGGTGTGGCCTGACGCACCCGCATGACCGTCATCCACGGCGTGGCCGGTTTCGTGCTGCTGTTCGGCCTGTTCGTCATCCTGCCCGGGCGCTTGCGGCGGTGAACGTCAGCGGAGGAGTAGTGGCGTACAAGAAGAAGGATAAGAAGAAGAAGTGAGCAGGTCTGCCGAGAACGCCGCGTCCTTTATGGATGCGGTGATTGCCCTTGTGGGTCTAGCCTTGGTAGGTGTGGCGGCATGGAACTTTTATCGGATACAGTCATTGCCTGCGGAAATGGAACTCAACAAGGCACACCTCTGTTGGACGATGGAAACAATGTTCGGGCCACCAGATGGGGGGCAAACTCGGGAAGAAGCATGCGACGTTTTGCGAGAGCAGATACAGGAATACTGGAACAGGTAGAGGAAAAAGCATCATGGCAATAGAGTACGTTCCAGACGACGAACACGGGGAGGTTTTGAAATGTGGCAGGATTGGGGCTCATATTAGACAGCTGAATGATGACTATACCGAACTCACTAGGAGCTATGTGGCAATCAAGGTTGAGATGGCTTCAATGAGAACGGAAATCAAGTGGCTGAAAATGCTCATGGTTCCAATCGCAGTAGCAAGTTTAATTAGTGCATGGTCGGTGGTTGCTGGTTAACCTGCTCATATGGTCACTGACCACGCAATTGAATTTATCAAGAGGTGGGAGGGGTTCGCCCCGAAAGCATACTGGGATTATCACCAGTGGTCAATCGGATATGGAAGCCCTAGCCATGAAGGCGAAACCATCACAGAGGATGTGGCCGCAAGACGACTACGAAGCCACCTCCGCAGTTACGCCACAAGCCTCGCCGGGCAGCTTACCCGAGACCCCACCCCCGAACAAAGCACTGCCTTACTATCAGCTTCTTACAACCTCGGTCTGCGGGGTACTCAAAACGTCGTGGAGCTTTTCAATTCAGGTGATATTGAAGGGGCTGCGCATCTTCTGAGGCGTATGGACCATGCCGGGGGCAAGAGGTTGGATGCGCTCACTCGCCGACGTGAGGCCGAGGCACGATTACTGGAGGTGGTGGCAATGAGGGGTGCACCACGCACACAGTTCGCCCGTGTTTACCACCTGCTTGACTCGAGCTCCAGTATAGGTGAGTTCGCCAACGTAGCCCGAGGGGCGTACGAGGACAGGTCAACGATTGGCTTCTCCTACGACGACGCCGGGCTGGGCGACTTAGATAGCCGTATAGTTATACTACATGGTGTACACAAGGGCGCAGAGGAGTGGTTTGGACAGCATTACCCCGGAGTTAAGGTAGTAAGAGAGCATAACCCTGCTCCCGTCCCGTACAAGCCGTCTGGGGGCGTCACGGGGGGTGTTCTGTGTGGATTGCACGGTAGTGCAGATTCTTGTTGGGGGCACAGCGTAGCTGTCCTACCGCACATAGTTGAGATGATAAAGGCGGGGCGCATCGAAGCATACAAGTCTCTGAGTAATGAGTCGGCAGATAGTGTGGATGTATTGAAGGCTATCAACCCGGACATGTTCTTCATGGTCCGCATGATGTCCAAAATGGGGCCGGGCTCCACCGTGGCACAGTTCGTGCACGATGTAGGGCAAGATGTCCAAAAGTGGTATGATAAAGGCGTGATGCACTACGAGATACACAATGAGCCTAATCTAAAAATAGAAGGATGCCAGCCTAACGGCCCTTGGTGTGACGGCGAGGGCTTCTCGCGGTTCTGGCTAGAGGTTCGTGACCACTTTCTAGGCCGTATGCCGGGAGCTCTCTTCGGATGGCCGGGACTAAGCCCCGGGCCAGCGATAGACGACTTCAGGTACGACGCCATGCAGTTCTTCAATCAGGCGCGGGACGCCGTGAACGAAGCGGATTTCCTCTGTTGTCATTCTTATTGGCAGCACGAGGCTGATATATATAACGTGGGCGGGGGCCAGAGTTGGAGACTATACCCGCAAGGCGGGGTTCCTATATTTATTACCGAGTATTCTAACCCAAGCAAAGCTGGGAAAATTGATAAAGCACAACAGTACGTGAAGTTCTTAGACACTTTAGAGGGGGTCCATAGCGCGTATTCGTTTGTAGCAGATGCCTCATCTTCGTTCGATGACGAGACATGGACGGGCGAGATGGCGCAGATTGTAGGTGAGCGGGATGGAAAAACAGCTTGAGCGCATCGTTAGGCATATACAAGTCTTGAATCATTCTTCAGAGCGGATGACTTCCGAACTGAGTCTCGTGACGAGCCGTGTCTCTAGTATTGAGGCGCACCTGTCGTGGGTGGTCAAATTAGTAATACTAATAGCCACAGGGGTTATCGCTCTGGTATTCAAGGTCTTCTCCAGCTAACGTACTCTATGCCAAACCTACCACAACTTGAGGACGGGAAGTCTCCCGGATGTTACACGGTCCGTATGTCCTTTACATCCAACTGGGAGCAGCAGTTCCTGCTCATCAGCGACGTGCACTTCGATGCGATGGGGTGCAACCGGGATTTATTCCGCAAGCATCTGGAGCAGGCCAAGGAACGCAATGCGCCTGTATTTATATTCGGTGACCTCCTCGATTTAATGCAAGGAAAACAGGACCCGCGGGGTTCCAAGCACCAGCTGAGACCGGAGTACGCAGGAAGCGACGACTATCTGGGCCGGGTATGCGAGGACGCCGCGAACTTCTTAGAACCCTACGCCGAGAACATAGCCCTCATTGGGACTGGGAACCACGAGTTCGAGTACAGGCGCAGGCACGAGATTGACCCATTGACCATCGTGGCCATGCACCTGCAGAACAAGACCGGGCACAGGCCCATAGTAGCGCCCTACACAGGCTGGATACAATTCAAGCTCAAGTATGCAGGCGGAGCACAACGTCAGGGGATAAATTGCAAGTTCCATCATGGCGTAGGAGGTAACTCGCCGGTGACCCGCGGAGCCATCCAGAGCAACCGCTCGGCAGTCATGTGGCCGGGGGCAAACATTATTATTCGGGGGCACATACACCACCGTTTCCAGATGTCGATGCCGGTCGAGCTCATCACTAATCAAGGACGACTTATTACTGACCAAGAGCGGGTGTACTTGCAGTCGGGGTGTTATGTCTCTGATGTGCAGGACCCCGACAGCTGGTCGTCACGTAGAGGTTTTGGGGCCCCGGCTATGGGCGGCTTCTTCCTCCGGCTGTACTGCGACAAGATGGTCGGGGCCAAGGGGAGCAACGTCCGCTATCAGGCTATTCCTACAGATTAGGTGTGTTTCGTAGTCGCACCTTAACTTCGTTTATCTCATCCTACTTACTAATCTCTTGGCACGGCGCTCTTCTTTTATCCGCTTTTGACAAACAAAAAGTAGGCCTCCTGCCCTCCGATAACCCTACGCCAGCCCGGGTAGCCGGGAATTTCCACGAATATTGCTACAACACGTGTAGCGAATTGCTACAAAGCGTGTAGCGAATTGCTACAAAGCGTGTAGCGAATTGCTACATGTGTTGTGGCGCCTTACGTAGTAGAGCATACGCAAGGCGTTTTCAGTACAGCAACGGGGGTGAGGTAAAAACTACCTAGGGGTAGGTAAAAACTACCCCACGTTAAGCAGATACAATCCTACGATGTGGCATAAAAACAAGGTTATGCACGGGACTTGGTAAATATTGGGTACTTGACACACCGCCCGGCATGAATTATAATCCCCAATATGGACAAGGACAAGAAGTTCCACATCGGCACCAACGTGGGGGCAAACCTTCATGACCGCGTGGTGCGAGTGGCAAAAGAGCAGGACAGGGCTGTTAGTTCCCTTATAAGGGTGGCCCTGCGGAAAGAGGTGTTCCGCCACGAGGCGGACAAGATAACAAAGGAGACCAGATATGGCGATTAAAGCATCTAAACTAGCAGAAGAGATTGGAGCCGACATAGTAGAGCGGACGACCACGGAGGCGGGCTGTGTTGTATGGTGGGACATGTACGATGCTGGTGGGAACCGGGTGAATGTAACCCTCCGGGCGCCAACGTACCAGCAGGTGACCTCACTATTGGCGGAGCGCAAAAACGTGGTGGACACAGCAGCGAAGGGCGGTTGGAAACTGCGACAGGCATCGCAGCCAGCAATAGCCCAACAAAAACCACTGGCGTCCACCAACAGTAGTGACGGCGGTACATTCGAGACCGCGAGTATAAGGGCGGACACTGTAGGGTTCCTTGTACAGGGCGGCAACTTCAGGGAGTTCGGCATCAGGGCGTGGCCCGAGGTATGGGAAGCGGCCAAGATAGAGCCCGCAGAAGGTGAGTTCGCTGGATACACCGCTACTTGGGGCCTGAACAACAAGGGACACAAGAAAATCTTTTCCATTAAAGCTACATAGTATCGTGGGGTGGTGGCGGGTGCCACCGAAACACCGTGGGGGACCTAAC